GCTTCTCAAAGATGGTAAAATTGACAAAATAGAGGAATAAGGTTATGGTAAAAGAATGGTATATTAAAAAATGGGGAGTTGGAATTTCTGTTTGGCAGAATTGGTCAGAGCTTCTCCCTTGGAAAATTAAGGAATATAATTGGGTTAATTTTATTCCGATTGAGATTAACTTTGAGTTGGGTTGGTATAAGGGCAAGTATTTCGAATTTCGATTCATCCTTTTGAATTTGGGGTTTGAATTCGAAATTTGGAATAGGAAGTCTAGAGAAGATTTTGTTGACTATTTGAAAGCAAAGTGTCCAGAAGCATTCGAAGATAAAGAATGGGATGATGAGGAAGCGTGACCGAATGGGTAAGGAGCCCGCCTGGAAAGCGGGTAAAGCCGAAAGGCTCTGCAGGTTCGAGTCCTGCCGCTTCCGCTTGAAAGGAGTTGGAAATGGCACATACATTTGGATGGATTGACCGTGGCTGTGCATCCGTGGATTATTGTGGAGATACGCTTATTCGTATTCCTTCAACTGGCAAGTGGGCACTAACAAAGGAAACTCCCGTCATTATTAGTACAAAGCGATGGGAGAAATGTCCCGTTTGTGGAAAACTTCTCAAACTCAAACAGATAAACGAAATATTAGAAAAGGATGGCAATGGCAATAGCAATTGATTTTGACGGGACATTAACTCAGTATGAGCACTTCCAAGGATGGGAAACAACTGACCCGCCGATTAAAGGTGCGATTGCTTTTGTTAAAGCTCTAAGTGAGATTGATGAGATTATCATTTTCTCAGTAAGAGCCGGCGACCCGAAGGGAAAAAAGGCAATAATAGAGTGGATTGAAAAACACGGTTTATCAGATTATGTTAGTGGTGTAACTTCGGAAAAACTTGGTAAGTTTGCTGTGATGATTGATGACCGTGGTATTAGATTTGAGAACAACTATCGGGAAGTCCTCAAACAAGTCGTCAAAATTTATCAGCAAGACAATCATAGATAATAAAGGAGAGTGATTAAGTAGTGGGATATCCAAAAAAGCATAGAGGTCGCAGAAAGAAGGGCTCCAAAAAGCGCAAGGCAATGCGTAAGCGCAGAAAGAAGAAGCGGTAATGAAATACGATGAAAAGTACAAGATGAAGGGCGTTGAAGCGGCACAAATAAATCCGTCAATAATGTATACATCAGATTTCAGTGGTTCTTGTTGGGAATGTGGAGATGAAACCAACTGGATGGATATTGATTTTCAAGCGTATATTTGCTCAACCGAATGTCACGAAGCAAAACTGAATGAGTATGGAAGAGCATGCATGAGAGGCGAAATTTGGGCGGCTCTAGATGAAGTATATGTAAAGGTTGGTGAACCGCCCGTTGAGCAGTTTTCAATTGTGTTACGAGAGTGGGTTTTGGCGCAACTCAAAAATAATGAGAAATCAGTAGAACTATAACGGAAACGATCCGGCTGGATGAGGGGCTGCTCTCGAAAAGCAGTAAGCGCTTCGGCGTTTGTGAGTTCGAGTCTCACCGTTTCCGCTTGGAGTTAAAATGAAAAAAGTCTTTGTAGTGTTATTTGGAATTTTGTATGGGTTGGGCTGTCAGCCATCTTCGGAACCTAAGTATACCACCTGTCGTGATACTGACCAAAGAGTCTGTCCAGTTAGAGAAGTTCAACACGCTTTTGTAGAGATTCTAGAGGTCGAGCCCGGAGAGGTTTCTGTCGTAGGGTGGAGAGTCCCGCAATCTCAGCCATACCTTTTTGGTATCAGAGTATTTCAAGATGGCAAAGCAACAACGGGATATATTGAGAGATCGTATGAACCACCGTCTGGCGACGATACCGTATTTGTTCAGCAGACAGTTTTTTACGACACGATATACCCAACAGCAATTGTTGCAGAGATTGAAGTGAGAGCATTAGGAACTGCAACCGATGCATATTATTGGAAGGATGGTAAGGTTCCAATTCGAACTGTATCATGTGCAGCACAAAATTCTTTGGCACCACAGGGAATGTAATGAGAGTCGCGTCTATATTACTTTGTTTATTCTTGGTTTCGTGCTCAACAATAAGGGATACGGGTTTAGTAGTTTTTACTCTAGCAATACCTAATGTATTGAGCAAAGTATTACCACAGAACCCCGGCGATGCGCATTGGAGAGTATCTTGTGACGCTGAAACAATATGGAGATTTGAGACAGAAGAAGAAGCACAGAGACAGGCCGAACATTTACGGGAATTTGGTTATAAGCAATGCATTGTTTCTGATAGCATAGTTGTGTGGGTTCCGGAGAAGAATAATGGATGAGAAATATACAAAGAAAGAATATAATGAACTGAAAATTTCAAAATCGGATGGTTCAAATTTGAAAGTATATCAAGTGTCAAATGGACAGATGACTTGGTATGAAATTTATGATGAGGATGATCCAAAGAAAGATTTAAAAGAAAAACGCCGACGAGAAATTCTATAATTATTATTGCGGGCAAGTGAACCGGTGTCACGCCACCCTCATAAGGTGGAGAGTTGGGTTCAACTCCCAAGCCCGCCATCAAAGGTTGCGTTACTCAAACCTAATAGTGAGATGAGTATATATTTATTTCGCAACGATAAGGTTTTACACGATGGCGGACACGCAGCAACTGCACTAGCAGTATCGTCAGCACTTAAGTTTCTCGTAGGATTGCCTGGTTGGCTCGCATTCTTTCTTGGCTGTACAGCTTTAGGAATCATTTTAGAGTCAATAGATACATTCTTTGGTGGACTATTAGTTTCATCCGAACAAAGAAAGAGGATTCTAGAGAATGCCAAGAAGAGGGGATATAAGCCTTCGGCAGATAGTGTTAAGGATTTTGCAAACTATCAGATTCCATGGGCGTTATTCTTTATATTCTCATTTGGGATGTGGCCTATAGGTCAAATAGTTGGAGTGTTAATAGCAGCTGCGCTGTTTTATGTCCATTACCAATTTTACACAAGAAAATGGTGGTGGTAAGCAAATTAGCCCTTCAACTTTGTTGAGGGGCTTTTTTGATATTGACAAACGAACGAAAAATATTAGATTATAAGAAAGGTTTTGAGATGAAAATTTATGTGATTGGGGATATCCACGGCGGGTTCGAATTTCTTCCGAACATCTTGAAAGATGTACATCCCAGCGCATTTGTTGTTCAGGTAGGAGACTTTGGTGTCTACCGTGAATATAAGAGTCGTTGGGAAAAAGTTGTGAAGGATATTAAACAACATATTTTCTTCATCGATGGAAACCACGAGGAATTTCCGTTGTTTTATGATCCAGATAGAAGAGTTCCACTTCCTGTTTGGCCACAATTGACATGGATTCCTCGCGGAACAGTTTTAGAAGTTAATGGTTATCGAATCGGATTTATGGGAGGCGCTGCGTCAGTTGATAAAGCACTTCGAACCGAAGGTCTTGATTGGTGGCCACAAGAAGTAATTTCGTATGGCGAGTTTGAGAGAATGTTGAAGAATGAAGGTCCAATTGACCTTCTAATTACTCATACTCCGCCACAGAGAATTATTAGTAGACGATTTCGTCATCCATCGATGGTAGCTCCTTCGTGGAGACTATCGCCCGATTGGATTGATTGGTCAGCAGTTGCAGTCGAGAAAATCTGGGATCATTTTGATAATCCAGATTTGATTTGCGGACATTTTCATTCTAGTTTCAAAGATGAGAATTGTCGAGCACTTGACATAAATGAACTGGTTGTTTGGGAGGGATAACTATTTATTAATATGATTAGAATTCCATCTGTAACTCCCGGCTCATTTCGTCAATATCTGATGACGCGACGCGACCGCGTCTACCGATATGTTGTAAGAGAGATTGGAAAGGCGGTAGAGGAAAGTCTACCGTCTATCCAACTCTTTCAAATTAGTAAATCTAATGATATATTGGAACTTAAGGAGAAAAACTACATAGTAATACTCAATGCTGCAATGAATTTCTTCGTCACAAAAGAAATGTATGAAGATGCAGCAGTCTGTAGAGATATTATTCGTCAGATAAATGAGGATGTGACGAAAGGGGAGGAAAATGATTGATGGGATACGATGCATTATACTTAATCAGTCGTATGAGCCGCTGTCGGTTGTTTCGTCTAAGCGAGGCCTAATTCTGGTCATCGAAGGCAAAGCAACGATTAGTGAGGCTCATCCTACGTTACAAATTCGCTCGGTTAAGCAGGCATGGCCCGTTCCAACTCAGATTGTTTTGAATGAGTATCGGAAGGCTCGTCCAGCCAATCTTGTCCCGGCGCAATTGACACAACGCAACTTGTTCATTCGTGACAAATACAAGTGTCAATATTGTGGTCGTGAAAAGAGGGATCTTAATCATGGCGAGTTTTTGACGCGAGATCACATTATCCCTACAAACAAAGGCGGTCGTGACCACTGGCTGAACGTTGTTACCGCATGTAATGCTTGTAATAACCGAAAGGCAGACTATACGCTAGAGGATGCAAATCTCTATTTCAACATGGAGTTGCTTAACAAGCCTCGTATTCCAACTGTATTCGAAATCTGGTCACGGGTTCGAGTCAAATATCCGAAAGTGAATTAGTTATGAAAGAATCTGATAGGTTACTCAAACAACTTGAAACGTTGACTCAAATAGCTGAGGAATATTTCAGCGAAGAACGTTATAAGAAGGTGGAGAAGTTGATTGAGCACTTCGGTCCACGGATGATGAACTCGCCCGCAAGCGGCAAGGTTCATTTTCATTGCTGTTATCCGGGAGGCTGGCTCGACCACACCCTCAACGTGGTTGAAGCTGTAAAGAGAGTTGCAAACACTTACAAATCTCTTGGCGGCGATATCGATTTTACAGCAGAAGAAGCTATCTTCTGTGCGATGTTTCACGATTTGGGGAAGTTGGGAGATGTGGATACTCCATATTATATTGAACAAACATCAGATTGGCATCGAAACCGCGGTGAGCTGTATATAGATAATCCAGCTCTGCCCAACATGCCACATTCAGATCGGTCACTTTATCTCCTACAAGAATTTGGAATTGAAGTCAACCAAAAAGAATGGAGAACAATTAAGTGTCACGATGGATTGTTTATTGATTCTAATAAGCCATACTTTATTAGTTATGGATATCCACCGCCAGAGTTTTTCACTAATTTACATCATATCGTGCATTGGGCAGATATGATGGCTACATATATGGAGCACGATAAGCATCGAAAAAGGTTTCATAAATCTTAAAGTAGGAGTTGCCTATGAAACAATCCCTTGAACGGTTTTATTCATATTTAACCTATAAACAACAGGGGGTGATCGTTACTGGTTATTACAACTTTAACGATTTTTACAAAGGAGGCTTATACTTATAAGTGGTGGGGGTGCTAAACGCACCCCACTACCCATACGCCCACAATGGGGTGTGGGAACTTAGGTCGCTCAAGTATGAGGGCCAATAACAAAAGGAGAAGATTATGACTACTACAAAGAACCTACCTTCGATATTTCCACGATTTGATATTCGCGAGTTTGAACCTTTCGATTTGCTTTTCAAAGAAGCAATAGAAAGTTTATTTCCTGAGCACGAAAAATTTTCAAGAGTAGCTTGGGGTCGTTTTCCGAAACTCAATATTTTAGAATATTCAGATCGTCTTGAAATTGAAGCTGAACTCGCAGGCTTGACAAAAGACGATATTGATATTAAGATTGAAGATGGAATTTTGACTCTAAGTGGTCTACACCAATCTGGAAATCATAAAGAAGGCAAGAAAGAAGAAGAGCCACGGTATATTGTGAGAGAGTTACGTAGATCTTTCTTCAAGAGAGACATCGTTCTCGGTGATACTCTTGATGAGGAATCTGTTAACGCAACGTTTAACAACGGTGTTCTCACAATAACTATCGACAAGAAAGAAGTCGATAAACCAAAAGCTCGCAAAATCGAGATTAAATAGGAGATAAATGTTTAAGCATCTAGTGTGGATATCAGCAATTGGAGTTGCACTCTGTGCCGCGCTGTTTTCAGTTACCGGCATAGCCACACTATTCTCCGCCAAGTTCTGGGCTGTCGTCGCAATGGCGTCAGCCCTTGAACTTGGAAAGCTTGTGATGGCATCCTACCTATATCGCTGGTGGAAGAATACACCTAAACTGCTCAAAACATACGCCATCGCAGCAGTAGCCATTCTTATGGTCATCACTTCCATCGGTATTTATGGCTATCTGTCAGCCGCATACGCTGAAGTGGCCGCCGTTCCTCAAAATACTCTCAACGAAATCACAGCAATCGATACCCGCCAGGCATCTCTCAACTCTACAATCAATCGCCTACAGAGCGATAATGAGACTCTTGACGCCCGCCGAGAACAAGCTCAGCGGTCGCTGGATAACGTTCTCGCAGGTGAGACAAATCTGAGCCAGAGAAGCGCATTCGCAAACCTTCGTCAGGAAGTCGCTGACTTAGATGACGAACGCCAAGCCAACAACGAGCGCATTGAAGCGGCTGTCGCTGAACGTGATTCGCTCGAGAACGTCAAAGTCGGACTCAATGCCGAACTCAACGTTAACTCAGACATCGGCCCGTTCATTTATATTGCACGGACAACCAACCTTCCCTTAGATACTGTGGTCAAGTGGTTCGTTCTGATGATTGTGTTTGTCTTTGACCCTCTCGCAATTTCTCTCATTCTCGCCTACAACAACATCGTGGTCAAAGAGAAAGAAGGATTTAAAGGTCGTGATCCCGGTATGGAAAGCATTATGAATATATTTAAGGGGCGAGAGATGAATGATGAAGAGAGGGAGGCTTATAAGCGAGTTGAAGAAAGACTGTTCACTCCTGTTGAGGAAAAGAAGGATCCCATTAAAGAAGCAGCAGCTCAGACTAGGAAATTTGTAGACAATTTACCAGACGATCTTGTTGACGCTGATTTGGGGTCAGATTGGCCAGAAAAAGAGGATGAAATTGAACCAGTTAATCTAGATGAGGAAGAACCCGATGTAATTGATTTTGATTCACTCCGTAATATCAAAGCGCTTGAGAACATCACAGATTTGTCTCACGAAATCGAATTCGATGATGAGTGGGAAGAAGATGAAGAAGATTGGTTTGATTGGACACCGCCATTGGAAGCGGACGGCCGAATCACTATGTCAGTTAAAGAAGGTAAACTTCCCGATCCAAGTTGGGATTTGAACGAAGAACGAAGCGCAATTTCGCGTGATAGTGCGCCGACGCAAAGCCTTGATGCAGAAGAAGATACAGAGATTCTAGAAATTCATGATGAACCTAGAAAAGAACCGATAAATAGAGGATGGAGTTTGAGCACAAAGAAAGAATTTCCGCATGATATGCCGTTTTATGAGCGGCCCGGTTATGATTGGAAACGTCGAGAAAAAGAATGGAAACGAAATCCCAAGGCAGTTGAATATTATGAAACTCATGTCAAACCAAACTTGACAAACGACGAAGAATAGTTATATTGAAGTAGAGGTTATAATTATGAAAATTTCATTCGGAATTACGACACATAATGAGGGTGCTTCTCTAGGAGAATTGTTAGAGCAGCTCGTCACTTTTATTGAAGATACTAATACAGATGATGAGATTGTTATTCTAGACGACTATTCCGATGACGAAGAAACCGTCAATATTCTTAGCAAATATGAAGGAGAATATCCTTTCATTTCAATACACTATCGAGCTCTTGAACGAGACTTTGGAGCTCAAAAAACCCACCTAAATTCCCTCTGCGAAGGCGACTATATTTTTCAGATTGACGCCGACGAATTAGTATCTCAAGATCTTCTAGAAAACCTTCACGAAATTATTGAAGGCAATCCGACGATTGATTTGTTTTGGATTCCACGAATCAATACGGTTGATGGATTGACTGATGAACATATTGAGATGTGGAATTGGAAGGTAAATGAGCATGGTTGGGTTTTGTTCCCCGATTATCAGTCGAGAATATATCGTAATTCTCCTGAGATTATTTGGGTTGGAAAAGTACATGAGAGAATTGACGGGATTGAGAAATATGGCCATCTTCCGCCTGAGCCGGAATATTGTCTCCTTCATCATAAGGAAATCAGTCGTCAGGAAAAACAGAACGAGTTTTACTCGTCAATTCTACAAGAGATGAGGAATCAATAATGTGGATTTGGATTACTATTATGATAATAGAGGCTGCGCTCATAGCAACGCTTGTGTTTATTGTGCGCAACCTTTGGTTACAAAATGAACAGTTAACAGAATTTTCGGAAAGAGCTCTTTCTAATGCAGTAGCCACTTATCTAAGGATGAAGCGAATCGATTCTACAGGAGCCTTTGAACATGAAGATGAAGTAGGAATAACGTTCAGGGAGTTGCTGCTCGCAGTTCGAGATTACGCTACATTTCTTGGCGTAGATGAGGAAATATTGCGTGAAGAAGAAGCTAGAATCGAAAAGGAAATAAAAGAGGAAACAAGTGCCACGGAAGAGAAAGAAGGGTAAACGTTACTTTACAAAGGAAACTGAAAACGCTATTATTCGATATAACAATAGTGATGATTATGACGAGCGCAATCGCATTTACGAGAAAGAAATACATGCGGCCTTTGATAAATTAGTTGAAAATATTATAAATAGATTTAAATTTCCCTATATTAAATCAAGCTATAAAGATTTGAAAGATGAAGTAATTTCTTTCTTGGTGATGAATCTTGGAAAATATGCTCCTGAGAAGGGCAAGGCGTTTTCGTATTTTTCTGTCGTCGCCAAAAACTACTTGATTTTATATAATAACAAAACGTATGATCGGGATAAGAAAGGGATTTATCTGTCAGAAACTATTGACGGTCAAACTTCGATGGAGGAACTGTTAGTAGTAGATGATCACCTTGATGAAAATGCACAAGATATGGAAGAATTCAGTAGATTAATTATTGAATTTTGGGATAACAATTTAACTCGTATCTTTAAGAAAGACAGAGATATTGATATTGCAAATGCAATTATCGAGCTCTTTCGAAAAGCAGACCGCATTGAGAATTTCAATAAAAAGGCTCTATATGCTTTCATCCGTGAAATGACCGGATACAAGACTAGTGCCATTACTCGCGTCATTAATAAAATGTCTACATATATGGACAGACATCGTGAGGAATTTATTAACACAGGCGCAATTACAGATTCTTCTCCTTTCTTTTCATACTGATATAAAGTAGGCGGCGCCTCAAAACCTGAGGTAGCCGCCTATTTTTGTGCCTTTGACTATTTATATATTGGAGGCGTTTATATGGAAAATCCCGAAATTTTTAAAGGTAAAACTTTTGAAGGGTTGCTCAAAGACATTTATGACAACACCTTTGAGAAGAAGCACAGTATAGTGCAGTTAAAAGACCAGTTAGCTAAACTGATTAATACTCCCGCAGAAGCAGCAATGGTTATTCCACTAGTCAAAGATCTGTTAGAAATTGAAGTCAAAAATGATGAACATCTCGTCAAGATGGCAACCATTATTCAGAGATTAATGTCTACAAAGGCAAAGACAGGCAGCTCTGACCTTGACGCCCTTTTGACTGAACAGGAAAAGCAAGATCTTATGGCTGAGCTCGACACCGTTCTCACAGGCGATGATGATGTTGAGAAAATCAAAGAAAAAGCGAAAAACGTTTTAGAGGTTAAGGATGAGAAGAAGGATTCGTAACGCGGGCCAAGCTCTCTATGATACGGGAGCTACATTTTTTGATGTTACTCGCGAGTCAATATCTCAAATTCAATATGATACGCTGCAGTGGGAAGAAGCTGTAGTCGTTGATGTAATTACAAATGATAGCCATCCTGAATATACTGCTGATGGATTTAATGTAGGTGCTATTAAGTTTCGTTTTACTCATCGTGACGCATATCGAACCGATTCACAGTTGCTATGGGCATGGCCAATTGAATCCAATATCAGCGAATATCCTCTCAAAAACGAAATCGTTATGGTCATTCTTTCTCAGGGCAATAACGTATTCTTCTATTCTCGCAAACTTAATCTTCGAAATCGTGTAACCGCAAATCCTAAGTTTGGCGTCATATCTGAAACAAAGGGAGACGAAACAAACGATGAGGATACGCGAAACAAAACCGATGTTGATGAGGGACTTGGGCCCTTAAATGGTGAGAGAACGGAAGATGAAGAAATCAATCGTCTTGGCAACACTTTTCAGGATCGATATGATATATTTCGCCTTCGACATAATGAAGGCGACTTAATTATTGAGGGTCGATCAGGACAGTCTATTCGACTTGGTTCGCAGCTTCAAGAAGATGCTCCACAGGAGCCAAATATTCTAATTCGCTGTGGCGCTGATGTAACCGAACAGGAAATTTTTGCGTCACCATACGCTCTTGTTAGTGAATCTTTTCAAAATGACAAAAGTTCTATATGGCTTGTTTCAAATCAACCAATTCCCGACTGATATTTAATAGTGAGAATAATATTCTTGTCAGCTCGTTTCGTGGCACTCATTTATCAGCCGGAGAAAATATCACAGTAGACACTGCCAAAGAATATCGCAGTTATTCGTCAGGCAGTCGCAAGGTTCAGTCTGACCAAAACTATAATATTATTACGGCTGAGGATTATTTATTAAGTGTAGGAAAAGATCAAATTGTCGAGATTACGGGAAGCACTGCGCATAATAGCACGGGACCGCATTCGATTACTGCTGAAAAGATATTTATTGGATCTAGGAGTGATGAGGAAGAACCTGCTGTATTTGGTGAGGAGCTTCGTAAATTGCTATTAGAGTTCGTTGATGCACATTTGAACAATGCAGCAACTCATACAATTCCTACAATTGGAGTTGGCCCGCTCAATCCAGCAGTGGTGTCAGCATTAAACGCAATCAAAAGCAAATTGCAGAGTGAAAAAGAAGCACCGTTTGAATCAAAAACCGTGTTTATTTCAGATGAACAGAATGGAGAATAAGTTATGACGAAAAAGCAGCTTAGACGCATGATTCGGGAAGAGGTCGTCAGAGAAGTCAACAAGATTTTGCCTGATGTTATTGAAGAAGCAATGGGGCAAGTCATACCTAAAGTTAAGAGACTTATCAAAGAATCGAGAAAGGTTCAGAAGCGACAGACACAACCACAGGCTTCTACTCCAATTGATAGGACAAGAATGAAAGAGTTAATTGGTTATGGAGATTTTGAGCCGGGAATGAATCGCACAGAACCTTCACATTATCTTGAAGAATCTCATGCACCTGCAGCTTCCGGCCCACCGTCAATGGAAATCGCTGGTGTTCCCGTTGAGGGAGGATTGGCAGCTAGAGAAGAAGCTGCTTCTGCGGGAATGGATTTTCAGGCAATGCCACCGGAATTGCAAAAGGCTATAGCAAAATCGAAGAAGGTTTTGGATGATGTAGAAAAACGATCTAATTGGCGACCGGGTATGAAATAATGGCTGACCGCACTATTGGTGTATTACTTCCGATTCGCAGAGGAAAAGTTGGATACTTTGATTCGTCACTTGATTTAGTGACGCAAGTAAAGTCCAATCTGGTCAATCTCGTGCTCACCCGCAAAGGAGAACGACCGTTTCAGCCAGAATTCGGAACGGATTTGCATGAACTCGTTTTTGAGCAGATGGATGATGAGTATAATTCTCGCGTTGAAGCAGCAATTCGAACAGCAGTAGCTAAGTGGATGCCGTTCTTACGCATTGATGAGTTGGAAATTTTGAGAAACGAAGATAGAAATCGCACGATTGTTCAGATTACGTTTAGCCTTCGGTCAAATGAAAATGTAACTGAAAGCGTGGTGGTTGAATTTTAATAGGAGAATAAAGTGCCGACTTCAAGAGTAAATAGAGTTAGCAAAATCCAAAAGGATTTTACACCAACAGTTAAGGAAATCAAATATCTCAGCAAAACCTTTCCAGAGTTTCGCCGAGATTTGATTGAGTTTGCGAAAGTATATTTCCCAAACACATATGCAGACTTTAACGAAACTTCGCCGGGCATGATGTTCATCGAAATGGCGTCATATATCGGTGATGTTTTGAGTTATTATATTGATACGCAGTATCGTGAGAATCTTCTTACACATGCAACTGAACGCTCGAATATTCTGAATATTGCACAGTCATTCGGATTCAAGCCAAAACCAGCCGGCGCCGCAAATACAACCCTTGATGTATATCAGCTTTGTCCATCGTCAGGAAGTGGTGGCCAGTATATTGATGACCGATATTTACTTCTCATTGCTCCAAATGCGAAATTTACATCAACTGCTTTTGGAGAGGTAGACTTCCGCAATCCACAAGCAATTGATTTTCGTGATCCAATTGGTCGTTCAGAAACCGTATTCTCAGTAGATGCAAATAATGTTCCGCTGACATATCTTGTTAAGAAAAGAGCAAAAGTGTCAGCCGGAACAATCAAAACAATCACAAGAACCTTTGGCGAACCGACGAAATTCAGCAAGATTAGATTGCCGGAAGCAAACGTTCTTGGTGTTATTAGCATAACTGACTCAAACGGAAATCTGTGGTCAGAAGTTGATTATTTGGCTCAAGATATCGTAATTGACGAAACGGAGCTGACTCAATATCAATTTAATGAAGCTATAGCTGAACAAACAGGAAGTGATACTACCCCTGTTCCACCAAAGATGTTGCAGTTTAGAACGGAACCGCTTCGTTATGCAACTCGCTATAATGAAGATTTTCAGTTGGAAGTTATATTTGGTTCAGGCGTAGTTGATGATAATAATGAGAACGTCACATTAGATGTGACAAAAATTGCGAGTTCAGAATTTACAACTCGTCAGTCAAGCACGAGCGTTGACCCCGCTGACTTTTTGGCAAATTCCACTTTCGGCCGAGCACCAGCAAACACCACGTTAACCATTACTTATGTTGTTGGAGGCGGAATTGAAAGCAATGTTCCGGCTGGAACGATAACCCGAGTCAGCAATGTTAATGTGTTAAACACATCGGATGCATTTACTACAGCTGCAGAAAAGGCACTATTTTCAGATACTATTACATCAATTGCTTGTAATAATGTTGAGTCAGCAACAGGTGGCCGCGGTGCCGAAAGCGTTGAAGAAATCCGTCAGAACGCTTTTGCATTTTTCAATGCTCAAAATCGTGTCGTCACCGCCGAAGATTATGTAGTCCGTTCTTACGCGATGCCGCCACAATTTGGTTCGGTTTCAAAGGCATTTGTATTGAGTGACGACCAGCTACAGCTTATTGAAGAAGCAGAAGCTGGCACCGGCGGAATTCCAAGTGACGCTAGACTAGTATCCGAAGAAGCGCAAGAAAACCAAGTCAATCTGTATGTTCTTGGATATGACCAGAACAAGATTGTTCGTCGTTTGAATTCCGCAACAAAAGATAACTTGAAGCGATATCTCTCTCGTTACGCTATGGTTAATGATTTGATTGTCATTCACGATGCATTTGTGGTTAATATTGGAGTTGAGTTTAGAGTCGCTGCCTTTAAGAATTACAATCTTAACGATGTTCTTGCGCGTTGCATTGATTCCGTCAAAGACTTTTTTGATATTGACAAGTGGCAGATAAATCAGCCGATTGTTGTGAGTGACCTTTATACGACACTTGCTCAAATCGATGGAGTCAAGAGTGTTCTCAGACTTAGAATATTCAACAAGTATGCTGCTACCCACGGCACGGCTTATGAGCCGTATCGTTATGATATTGACACGATGGCAACAATTAGAACTGACGACGAATGGGGAATCATTTATCCGTCAATCGATCCGATGATTTTTGAAATGAGATTCCCCGATCAAGACATCGTTGGTTCGGCCGTATTGTGAGGATTGACTAATGCCTAGACGATTTATTACACCGTCACAAGATGTGACAATTTATCAAGAATATCCTAGACGAAATACTGGTAAGGATGAGGTAATTGAAGTTGGTAAGGATGATACAGGAGCATTTATCATTCGCGGACTTCTTCAATTTGACTTGACAACTTATTCAGCAAGTTTAGCTAGTGGAGACATTGCGGCCAACGCCGACTTTTATCTCAACCTTCGTTTAGCAAAGGCTTATAGCCTTCAGACTAGCCAACAGGTTGAGTTTTATATGGTCAGTCAGAGTTGGGAAGAGGGCACCGGATATTTTGCACAAGACATCAAAAATCCGAAAGATGGCGCGGATTGGCAATTCCGCGTCAACACAGATCAAGTTGTTGTATCCGAATCCCTTACAGCATCAGTTGGTAAGTGGGGTGGTGATCCGTTTAACCCTATAACCGGATCAACGTGGTGGAGTGGTTCGGGAGTCGGAAAGCCAAGCGCATCAGTTACATTTGGAGATCCGCCAGAGGATGTTCGTGTTGATGTAACCGCGTTTATTCGTGATTGGGTTTCTGGCTCAACGGCAAACAATGGATTTGTTATTAAATATCCTATTGCAGACGAGATTAACGGAAACGTCAAATCGGTCCTTCGGTTTTTCTCAGGCGATACTCATACGATATATCCGCCTACGCTTGAAGCGTTTTGGAATAACCAAGTAATTAAAACTAGAGTTGGCAATTTCCAAGTTTTAAATTCTGCTCCTGATGAGTTTGAATTGTTTGTTAGAAATATGCCGGGAGAAATGGCAACAGGATCAGTTTATCGACTTCGGTTTGGAGTAAGAGATTTGTATCCAATTAAGTCATTTACAGATTCAAATCGATTTGAGAACAAATATTTCCTTCCAAGTGGATCATATCTTGGCGTCAAAGATGCAAGTAATGGAGACTTTATTGTTCCATTTGATTCTGGCTCCTTGTTGAGTGCGGATACGACAAGCAGTTATTTTGACTTGAAAATTGAGAATATGTTTATCAATCGAACATACGAAATTTACGTCAAAGTAGATAAGAGTTGGGGCACAGAAGTATACAACACCGGCCATCGGTTTAAAGTAGTAAGAGGATACTAATATGGCAGAACCAGAAAACACTAAAACTCCAAATCCGATAAATTCTCGCGTCATTATTGTTGACCGATTTTTAGACGGAGAAGAGGCTGATTATATCCAGTTTGTTCTTGATGAGGGATTGCGCGAACGCGCCCTCAACGAACTCAACATCGTTGAAAATCGGACATCAGGTTCGGTTTTGCTTTTACGAGACAACGCAAACTTTCTCACGGTTGAAGTGCCGGACACAGATGTAACAGGTTCAGCACGAGAGGATACTTTGAATGCTATTGTTAGGCATTGGTCAACAACGCCGGGAATCAACTACAAACTTTCACGAAAACTTACCGAATCTGTTATTGATAAGGAAATCACAGAGCTACTCTAATGCCAAGACGAGAAAATTACGGACAAAGATTAACGAAAACTTGGGGCTTCCGCCCTCGGCGCATTGATAATCGAGATTGGGATCTTATTGCTCTCCGCGACGACAACGGCAACCCAATTTTTGAGGATGTGACCTTTGGCACATCTGAGAGAGATATATTAGAAATCTGGATTTACGATGACGCAAATCAGATTGTTGCTCACACAAACCTACATCCATCAGATGAAGCTTTGCGGCTGACGCGATATCAGCAAGCTCCTACAGATGCAGGAGTTGGCGTTGGTCAAGATGAAACGCCAGATATGATTGAGATTGACTGGCCGCTCGTCATATCTCGACTCAATCTGCCGGAAGGCCGATTCTTTGCCACAATCAACTTTTTCAGAGATGAGGTTGGCAGCGAAACTCGTATCAACAATCCTGATAAGCCGGGCAACAAACTATTCATTAGCGACATTTCTCCATCACGCACAGAACTTCGCCTTGAACCAGCTCAGCAAAACAACCAACTTGCACGTCAAATTCGTGAATTTGCACAGCCAAGTGTTCCGCCGTTTGTTGCTCAAGCATTGACAGATCAGCTTTTTGCTCACGCAAGCGTGACTTCCAGTTTTGTTGATGGAGAACCTACGAATATCGATCCTGCTAAATCAATTACGCAAACATTTAGTGTAGATGCAAAGAACACAAATCGTTCAGTAGCAGATCGTGTATCTGACGGTTCTCGTAGATTTGACTCAACTATTAATGAGAAAATTGAGAGAGCCGGATTGAGAAGTGATTGGCTGTCATTTTTGAGTGATGCCCGGCTCACAATACGAAACAAGATTATCAATAAGCTTCAAGAAAAGCTGAATCGTGGTGATACTTTCATTCGTGAGAGAGAATTTCAGAGATTAGTAAATCAATCGATTGATGAAGCATTGAAAGAGTTGCAATCGACAATTGAGAGTGATCCTATTAGTGGTCGAATTTCTCTTGTTAATCAAGGAGATTAATAGTGGTTGTTGTAGATTCTAATGAACCAGTAATTCGTGAGGAGTTTGAGGACGATCGTCCTGTTATTGTTCCTGATGGAGACAGCGAAGTAGATTGTTGGATTCGGGAGCAAGACGGCATCTCAACAACTCTTTGTGCTCAAGAAACCTTTGAAAATGATACATGGACATTTTCAGATTCGGTGCCACAAAGTTTTGGAGTAATTTGGAAGAGAACATATAATATTACAGAAGCAGGACTGTATACATTCAGTTTTAGCACCAATTTTGGCACCAGATATATCATCACCGATCCAGATGGAAATGTAATAGCATCTGAATTTGGCGTTTCTGAGAAATCAATAGAAATTGAGCTAACTACAGGCCAAAATCGATTTTTGATTTTTGGATTGGCTTCTCGTTCTCCACAACTAAACTTGGAAACCGAGCTTCGGTTTTTAGGAAATCTTGCTGATTCCCTATTATTCCAAGCAGCAGTTTTCGTTCCAGATTTGTTTAATGTAATAGAACGCACGGTTGAACAAAACTCTCCCGCAGAGTTGCGCCCGCAAGTTATTGGTGTTTTCAATCGAGCAGAAAATATGGAGCTGGTTATTTCTTGGGATTTGCCCCAAGGTGTATTTATGCGTTTGCCTGTCGAAGATGGAGCACATACAATCAATACTATTAACATTGCTCCAAGAGAGGAAGAGAAATTCGTTCTGGATTTTGAGGAATCTGCGTTGACGCAACTGGAAGCAGGAACCTATGAGGGAAATGTAGAAATCCGACTCTCCGCCGGTGAAATTAACCTACGTCCAGATGATGAGGGAGTAGTAATTGGCCCGCCGCCAGATGATATGCTGACAGAACCGATTATGGATGAACAGCCAATAATAGTGGAGCCGGAAGAACCACCAGCTCCGCCGACAGGAAGTGATGAGGAAATTATCGTGCCGCCGCCACCGCCGCCGGAGCCAGTTCTTTCAGTTGCATTTACAGAGACAGAACCGCTAGTATCAGATACGGAGAAGTTTGCAGCAGGCCAATTCAGTTTACGAATTGACAACGATGATCCAACCAAGTATACCTACTTGTGGGATTTTGATGTAAACGATGTTAGTTTGGTTCGTGGTTCGGTGACAGCTATAAATCCGTCAGCTGCTTGGCAGATGACTTCGGCAGATTTAGCAGAGATTGAAGCAGGTGGCGCAGCAACTCGTGAAGTTTCTGTCACAGCAACCAAGGGAAGCACAGTTTTGCAGGAAACGCTTGTGATACAATTAGACGATCCTAGATTACTTGATGTTGAAGATCCTATTGAACCGCCGCCACCGCCACCACCCGATGATGGCGGCAGTGACCCGATTGGATTTAAAGATTTAGGTGACAAACAAATTTTGTAGGAGATAAACTTTGGCAGATTGGTCATTAATACGCAGAGAAACTACGCCAGAAAATACGTTCATCGGCACGGATATTGGTCAGATGTATTGTATTATTCCTGAGGTTGTGCCATTTGACTTGGGCCGATACGTGTATGAAGTCGGAACCGAACCAGATATTCCAGAGTTTTATTTGTCTCTTCAAAATTTCTGTTATGATAAAGCATTAGAAGTGACAGTGAAAGCACCGCCATTTGTGCGTGTCTTTTCCAAAGGGACAGATATTGAACTTGATGTGTTCCGAATCGTTCCGCGAAATCCAGATTTTGATGTAGGAAGTGTGCAAAGACCGCCACTATTTCTTGGACCGCCATCAGATCCAGATCAACCACTTCCGCCTCTACCCGGCGTCCCGCCCGTGTTCGGATTTACGGGAGCAGATTTGCATGGACTATTTGTAATGAAAGTAGTATTTGATGACCAAAAGGCCATTCAAGATCCAGAGTTTATTCTTGGCCCAATGGCGGATGGCACTTATACATTAGAATTCGAATTTACTCCGCTGAATGTAACAGGTCCAGTTTATGTATGGAACAACATTCTATGTCCAGAAGATATCAATGTTATTGAAGATCCAGATGATATCGGTGACGATGGAACGGGCGAAGAGCCGCCTGAGCCAGAAGAAGAGGACGATCGTGTCACAATTGTTATTGAAGAAGGTGATACAGGCGGAGATATTCTCTGGATTGATGGCACTACAGGCAGAATATGGAATAATGATGATAGGGGAGCAGAAAACTACCGTGAATTGCCAGATGATTGGGTTTCGCTTGGTGGCATGATGTTCCCGCCAGATATACCACTTACGCCGTGCATTGAGCAGCTATTACGAATAGTAGATCGTAGAAACGATGTTCCGCCGCTCGGTCATACACGCCGTGGGTTCCAACTCGATCCTTGGGATTTCTTGGCAGGACCATTTACAGCAGACAATCAGGATGAATTTACATTCCGCATTACAGCTCAAACTTGGGAATGTGTGATTGGAGATATTGGAAAGGAAGTCAACGACTTCCGCATCCCGCGAGGCGGTTTCCCACGAGTATTTCGTGGACCACCAGAATTTGAGAATGCGGAGCTTAGACGCAAGATGAGGGATTGGGTAGAGGCCCTTGTAAAACTTGTCCGCCTGCGTCAATTCTTCGTCAATGGCGGCACCTTTGATGAGAGTCAACAGTCTAATCAAATCAATAGAGAGTATGGTCGGCTGGTTGAGGAGTTTATGCCGCCTCCACTTGCACGTCAAAGAGTAGGCGGCGTGTTTCGTCTAATTCCACAGACAAAGTGGGGAGCATTTGGTGTAGGTAGCCGAATTATTGATTGGGGAGATCATATTGAGAGAGATTCCACACGAGAATTGCTAGCAGTATTGCGCCGGTCAGTTGACTTAGAAGAGCCTGGAAATGATCAGTTTGTATTTGCTTGGGCGTTTAAGCAGCTGATTGAGTTGCTTGAAGATGGCAAAGAAATCCCAACAGGCCGCGGAGCTTCTGGCAATCCTGCAATAATGCAAGAAAGAGCAGCTCCATATTCATCAACTGTTGCGTCAATCTTCTACGATATTCAGGAGAAGGGAGAAGGAGATGTTCCTGAGTTGCCGGGTCCATATGAAACTGAAGAAGATGAGGAAGCTTAATGCCAAACGGTATTACACCACCTGACATAACCTTTAACGCATACGGCTTACGCTTGAATGTAACGCCGGGTATACCGGAGTTTGCGCCTCATTCTAAACTTTACGACCTAAATCTTGTTGTCCGCCCGATTAGAGTTGAGTTGGAAAGAGCATTTCGCCAGCTTAGCCGCGAGTTGCTCGAAGGTTCTATCGAGTCGTTCTTTGATGATGACCGCGAGCTCCGAACGCTTCTCAACTTTGGAGATGACCGACAGGTACTTCTCACAAACTGGATGCTTGACCCGAACAATCGTGACCGAAACGCGATTCTCGTCAAGCTCTATGAACCACTTCCAGCCGGCTTTTCTCGCCGTGATCAGCTGTGGATTAGCCGAGAGATTACGCCTCCGCTATTGGAGCAGATAAATGTAGTGTTTCGCCCGGCGGCACTTGTTCCAATCTACTTGCGACCACGAAACGAAAATCTGGACATCTTTGTCGGTCACGAAGTCAATCAAACTTCGCTCGACACAATTTTCCCATCGGGCGCAGTCAATATTCCTTCTGGTTGGCCGCATCCAGATTCGGGCAGCGTAACACTTCAAGAGTCAGCTCTTGAACGACTATACGTTCTGCGGAACTCAACATCGATTATGCTGCGTGGAGCAACTTCATTCATTTCAGCTCAGCAAAACGACGATTAGAGATTTTCAGAGAGAAGCTACAACAAGTTGAAGCTCTTACAACCATTATCAACAATCAGCTTGATTACGCTTCGGGTGCATATGCAGCTACAGAAACCGCAGGAGACACGCCGCTTCCGCTTGAATCGATGTCGGTATTTCCAGAGCTTCGCTCTAATCTTGAAGAGCGTCAGTCTCTTATCCGATCTTTCGATGGATACGAGAAGTTCCTGTATTATGAGACAGGATCGTTATCGGCTTCTCTCAGCGGTGACGATGATGAGGATTTGATACTTTATCAGCCAACTGCTTCGTGGCCGAAAGACAATAGCCTCAATCCACTTCCAACAACAAACTCAATAGCAGAGTCGTGGTTCAACACGCAGTCTATTCTTGCAGATGAATATGATGGCCAGAACCAGAATTGGCTACAACGCGTAGTTCCAAACTATCTTCTTGATGATAACGATTCAGATGCATATTTGACCTTCGTGGATATGGTCGGTCATCACTTTGATTTGGTCAAAAACTATATTGATCAGATGACGCAGATTTACGACCGTGATCCAAGTTTCGAGCGCGGTCTATCGAAGGATTTGATATGGCACATCGGTAAATCTCTTGGATTGGAGTTCCCACACATCTCAACCGTTCTTTCAGCTGCCGGACTATCTGATTGGGGAGTTTCAGCAGGAAGCTCGTCATATCTAGACACATATCGAGATGCGACACAAGAGTCGTGGAAGAGATTCCTTCATTCTCATATTTACTTGATGAAAACAAAGGGAACCGAAGAATCCTTCCGAACGCTGTCCAATATTTATGGACTTCCATATGAGACTTTGCGCCTCAAAACATCGATGCATCCGTCAACTAATTATGTGTTGAATCCATCTGACTTAGACACGGCTGCATTTGAGACTTTTGATGAGTCTAATTATGTCCTTCCATTTACAAGTGGAACCCATCTTGAACTGGCATTCTCGTCAAGCCTAATCGACATCAAGACGGTTGAGATGAGATTTTCCGTTTCAGGATCTGCAAGTGGAACACTTCTGGTTGCAGGAAACGGAACTGCGCCAGATTGGTCGGTTGAAATCGTTCCAGAAACGGTCACATCTAGCTGGACTTCACGAGAATCTGTAAAGAAAGCCAAGTTTGTCGTCAAAGATAGTGCAGGATCGTGGGTTGCAACATCAGCAATCGACAACATTTTCAATAACGGATACTTCACTCTGATGCTTCGCAACACCGGAAGCACTTATGACTTCACAGTTGCGCAGTATAAGAGTGAAACTTTCCGCTACTTCTCTGGCCCACAAGCCATCACAACGGGATCGTTCACGGGCAGCTGGCTCGCAGACTCTCTCTTTGTCGGTGGCTCTGGATCTGAATGGTTTACAGGATCTGTTGATGAGGTGCGAGTATGGAGCGAGCCAATCCGCTTGCCGACCTTCCGCAACCATGTCAAGTTCCCCGGGCTCTACGGCGGTGAGACAACGGCGTCAGCCCGCGAACGACTTGTGTGGCGCCTCTCGTTCAATAAGCCGCAGAATATGGCAACAACCGCGAGCTATCCTAACGAGTCGCCATTCCTTACGCAATATACT